GATCAATGGTGAGAGTGCTGTTGAACAAGGGTTTGCAGATACGCTTCTTCCCAGTGATGAGATTGAGCAGGCTCCAAGCCAAGCTTCCGATAAGCCCTCACCAAATGCTGCGCAGAAGGAGCTTGATATCCTCCTTGCGCGTCTCAACGTACCAAAATCAAAACGTCGCTCACTTTGTGCGGCTTTGAAAGGGAGCACGTCTGGCGCTGCTCCATCCGGCAAGTCTGGCGCTGCCGTTCGAGCAGGAGTGCAAAGCCTCCTCGATAAATTGGATTCCATGTAAATCGGAGAACATTCATGAGAACGAAATCACTCATGCCCGCCATTTGCTTGGCGGCACTTGCTCTTGCTCGCCCTGATGCTGTTGTCGGGTCGGTACGCAATGACACTATGACCACTGAAGCGCTACTGGACAAAGTCAATCAGAAGCTGGATGACGTCACCGACAAAGTGAAATCTACAGCAGAAGATGCGCTCAAACAGGCTAAGAAATCTGGCGAGGTTTCGCAGGAAACCAAAGAGAAAGCCGACAAGCTTTTGACTGAGCAGACGGCTTTGAACAAGACTGTTGATGAGCTGAAAAACGCGCTGGAAGGCATCAAGAGCCAGACGCTGGAAATCTCACAGCAGGTGGCTGAGGGGAACGGCGGCGGTGGCTCTACTCCGGTGATGACACTTGGTCAGGCATTCGTGGCGGAAGATGACCGGATCAAGGCGTTTGCCGATGGTGGTGCACGAGGCAATCTGCGAATTACCGTCTCGAATGCAATCACCACTGCTGCAGGCTCGGCTGGTGGTTTGATCTACCATGAAGAGGAACGTGATCCGATCCGTATGCCTCGGCGTCGCTTGCTTATCCGGGATCTGCTGACCAAGGGCAAAACCAGTTCTGATCTGGTGAAGTACCGAAAGCAGACAGTGCGTGACAGTAAGGCGGCGATGGTTGCCGAAGAGGGAACAATGCCGGAATCCAGCTTTGGTTGGGAGAAGGCCACCTCTGAAGTCAAAAAGATTGCCCACGTTACCAATATCACAGAGGAAGCTCTGGCAGATTCCGACTTCCTGCAAACGGAGATCGACTCCGAGCTTCGTTATGGTCTGGATCTGGAAGAAGAAAAGCAGATCCTTGCTGGTGATGGGCAGGGTGAAAACCTGAAGGGGCTTTTGACTGAGGCTGTGGCATTTGCTGCGGCTGCTGGCCTACCCAATGCCACGCGGATTGATCGTCTGCGTCTTGCCATTTTGCAGGTCGCATTGGCGGATTACGTTTCAACATCCTTTGTGATGAACCCGACTGATTGGGCGGCAATTGACCTCCTGAAAGATAGTCAGGACCGATACATCTTCGGTAACCCAGGTTCAATGAGCACTCCAATGCTCTGGGGTAAGGATGTAGTGGAATCCAACACCATGTCTGCGGGCGAGTGGTTGACTGGCGATCTGGCGATGGCGGGAACTTATTATGACCGTCAGGAAACTGAAGTGCTCATTTCTTCCGAGCACGACACCAACTTCATTGAAGACATGCTGACCATGAAGGGTCGTAAACGGGTTGCTCTGGCGATCAAACGTGCTGCGGCGATGGTGAAGGGCAACTTCGTCTTCGGGTAATCTTGAATAACCGAGGCCACCAACTGGCTCTGCAATCTTCTGATTGCAGAGCCTTTTTCAGGAGAATGAGCATGTACGTCAAAGTGAACTCAACACGCCATACCATCCTTGGTACCTTCCGGTTTGGCTGTGTCTACAAGGTCAATGACAAAGACGCCAAAACCCGAAAGGTCACCAAACCGCTGATGGAAGGTGATGATGCGCCTTTAAAGCGGCTGACTGCCAAGCAAGTGCAGGCGCAAAGTATCAAGTATCTCGATCTGACCGGGCCTGCGAATGAAGACGCAGGGGAGGAAGAATCCGAAGAGGGTGGAGAGTAATCTTGTCTTTGATCGAGCTGGAAGAGGTGAAGCGTCATCTGGCCATTTCACATGGTCATGATGACGATCTCCTCCTCACGTTTATTCGCACGGCGGAAGGGTTTGCTGCGCAATATCTGCGGCGAGATCTCAAGGCCGACTTTCCAGATGGACTTCCTGAGCCGATCAAGACGTGTTTGAGCATGCATGTGTTTGCGCTCTACACCAGCCGGGGTGGTGATGCTCCTCCACCTCCTGCTTATGAAGTCATGATGGCTCCCTATAGGAACCTTGCCGGATGACCAGTAAATCAATGCGGGAGGTCGTCTCGTTCGAGGCTTTGGTGTCGAAGTCTGATGGTTATGGCAACCATGTCTCTGATTACGAGCCGCGCTTTGAAGAGCGTGCGCACTTCAAGTTTCTACGCGGCGGTGAGCGTGTGATCGGTGCCCGCCTCGAAGGTATTCAGCCGACTGTGGTTACTATCTGGCGCTCTCCAGATACTGAGGCGATCCAAACCAGTTGGCGTATGAAAGATCTTCTCTCAGGTACCATCTACGCAATTCGCAGCAAGATCCCGACAGATGACCAGCTCTATTTTGAGCTGACCTGTGAAAGCGGTGATATCGATGGTTAAAGGTGAGCAAGAGTTTCGGCAGTTCATGCGCAAAATCTTGCCTGATGCCGTTAAGAACGCTGCTCGGCAAGCTATGGAGGAAGGGGCAGAGCGTATCGTCCAGTACATGCGCCTGCTGGTTCCCAAAGATGAGGGCGAACTGCTTGCAAGTATCGGTTGGACGTGGGGTAAACCACCTGAAGGTGCCATGGTGGTTGGGAAAGTGAAATCATCTGAGCGCGGTCTTCGCATTGTGATTTATGCAGGCAACGCCAGCACAATGGTCACCAACAAGCGCGGCATCAAATTCCAAAATGCTTTAATCCAAGAGTTTGGAACCAAAGATCGTAAATCCCATCCCTTCTTCTATCCCGTTTACCGCTCGCAGCGCCGTGCTGTGAAGTCCCTGATCACGCGGCGTATTAACAAAGCAATCAAGGTACTGAATGATGGCTAATCCAGATCTGGAGCTTCAGCAAGCCGTGATTGCTGCTTTGGCGGGAGACGCTGCGCTCATGGAGGTGGTGCACGGTGTGTATGACAGCACTAAAGCTTCCTCTGATGGAGCGCCTTGGGGGGATCAGCAAGGTTATGTGAGCCTTGGCCCTGAAGATGAATCTGAGGATCATCACGACTGCTTCACCATAGAAGAAATCACAGTTCAAATTGATTGCTGGTCAAAGAAACCCGGCAGAGTGCATGCAAAGCAGATTTTGCGAGCGGTGCGCAATGTACTCAGCGGTGCTGAGCTTCCTCTTCCTTCCTTTGGCAACGTGCTTACCGAGCTGGAACTTCAGCGGATTGTTCCAGATCCAGAAGAGGGCGTAACGCACGGAATTTTGCAATTCACATTCGAAATCCAAGTTCACTAACGAAAGGGGTTTGTCATGACTAAGCCGACAACAGAGCGTTTTGAGGAGATGGTCCTTGAGGTCGATTTTGCGGAAGATGGTAACTACGCCAGAGTTTGCGGCCTTAAGGGTGTTACGATCCAGCGGCAGGCGAATGTTGATGAGACCGAGGTCGTGGATTGCGATGATGAGAGCAAGCCTAATGAGATCTTGAGTGATGTGCGTTCTGTGAAGGTTTCTGTTTCGGCAGAAGGAACCTGGGCGCAGGAGTCTCACGGCAAGATGATGAACTGGTTTTATTCTGCAAAACACCTTCCGGTACGTCTTGGGAACAAAAAAGCGGCATCTGGCGATCCTGAATGGGAGAAGGCTCCTGCAATTTTGTCTCAGCTCTCTCAGGCGCGTTCTGATGGTAAGGGGCGCGTTACGAAAACTATTGAGATCAATATGGTCGGCACTCCTGAAATCGAAAACAAAGCCTGAGCCTGATCTATGGAAGCCAAAAGCATTGAATGGATTGGTGGGCAGCACGAATTTGTGCTGAACATCGGTCAGCTTCGTGCGTTGCAGAAGAACTGCAACGCTGGCCCTGAAGTCATCCTCCTGCGCATCACGACAGGGACCTGGTTCATTGATGATCTGATTGAGACCATACGCCAAGGCTTGATCGGTGCTGGAATGTCAAACAAAGAGGCAGGGCCGATGGTTCTGCATCTGTTTGAGTTGCATGGGGTGCTTGAGTTCAAACCTGTTGCGATTGAGATCCTGACCAATGCACTCGTAGGCGAGGATGATGATCCCGTGGGGGAGCAGGCAGGGGTGAGGCAACAGGAGAACTCTGGCAGTTCTCCAAGTTCTACAAACGAGGAGCCGCAATAGGCTTCACTCCACGAGAAATCGATCAGATGAGCCTATGGGAATATGTGACCTGTGTTGAGGGTTACAATGAGGTCCATGGTGGCAAATCTGGGAACCCCAGCGGTGAATTTTCAGATGAAGAGCTTCGGGAACTGGGCATTGAAGGGTTTTGATTGATGGGAAAGAATTCTGGCCTGACTATCCCTCTTGAGGTCACCTATAAGAAGTTCCATGATCAGATGTCTCGTTCCGCGGCTGCTGCGGTTAAGTCATCTAATCGGATGGCTGCGGAGAACAAAAAGCTTCAGAAGCAACTGGAGCAAACGCAACAGAAATTCGCGAAACTTCAGGCATCTGCTGGCGGGATGAACGATAATTTTGGCAAGATCGGGAAAGCCTCTCAAGGTGCTGGTAAGGAGATGCAAGGCTTCATCAATGTCTCCAAAGGTGGGCGCTTTGCCATCCAGAACACGTCCAATCAGATTGCTGATATGGCGGTGCAGTTCGAGATGGGCACTGATCCCATGCGGATCATGGGGCAGCAGATCCCGCAGCTTGTAGCGGGTTTTGGAGCTTTGACTGGTACTGTCGGCTTGTTAATGCCTGTTCTGGGGGTGATTGCGGGGATTGGTTTCCCTCTTGCTGGCGTCCTCTTGAGCATGGGTGACAATGCAGAAGACGCCAGCAAGAAAGTTGATGCCTTCACCAAGGCGTTCAATGAAGCTGAAAGCGCGATCTCGCGAGCGAAGAGTACCATTTCTGATTATTCCAAGAATGGACTGGAGAATTTGCGAGACGCTTACGGTGAGGTCACAAGCGCTGTGCTTAATCTGGTCGGGGCATTGGCTCAGCTGGATGCGCAAACCGCTCAATCTAAGACCAACACTGCTTTAGATACTTTCTTTGAAGATTTTTTAGCTGGAGACGCAGCTTTTGCAGAGCTGGATCTTCAGCTGAAGAAGTATCAGGCAATCCAGCATCGTATTGAACAGTTGAGCAACCCGCTCAGTCAGTCCCGCTCAATTGATGCTATCGGGCTTGAAGGTGTTGAGAACACACTGAAGGAACTCAATGCAGAGCTGGAGCAATCTTCTGATCTCGTCAAGGTCTGGGCTGCTGAGATGGCTACGCTTGACGGGGCAAGGGCAAGCGGCAACATGGAGCAGGTTGCTGAATCGCTTGCGAAGATGCGTGCGATACTGACGGGGCTTCCTGATGATAAAATTGCAGAAGTCGGCTTGGAGCTAGCGAAGGTCGAAAGCCTTGCTCGCCAGTCTGCAAATACAACCAAGCGCCTCAAAAATGCTGCCGATAGCGTGCAGCTGAAAGACCTTGCGACAGATGCGACCACAATGGCCAATGAGATCAGTCGCGCAGCTGATGCGATGGAGACCATGAAGCTCAATGGTCTGGCTTCGCTTGAAGAGGCTCAGGTGCGCTTAAGATACAATGATGATCCGGTGTCTCGCGCTGGTGCATTGGCTGCTCTGGAATTTGATCGCACTGTTAATCCGCTTGCACAGCAGGTCGGGCCTACGGGTGGGACACAGCTTGCCAAAGAGCGCGAAGAGTACATCCGCATGGCTCGCGAACAGGCTCGGCTTCAGGAGGCTTTACGACCTGCAACCAAGAAGGGTCCAGATGTTTTGGGGCTGGGTGATCAGGATGTCACTGCGCTTGAGCGCCGAGTTGAGATGCTTGGCCGTACCCGCGAAGAAGTTGCAGCGCTCACTACAAAATACAAGCTGCTTGATATGGCAAAGCAGCAGGGACTGGATCTTGATGAGCGCTCTGTGCAAACCGGACTGACGCTTCGGGAAGAGATTGAGGCGCGGGCCAAGTCCGTTTCCAGACTAACTGGTGAAATTGAAGAGAAAACTCGGCAAAGCCGATTAATGGTGAGCGTTAATCAATCCATCGCCAACGGACTCTCTGATGCCATATTTGAGGGGGAGCGGTTCGTTGATGTGCTTGGCAGGATAGGCATCGAAATTGGTAAGATGGTGTTGCAGTCTTCTGTTTCCAGCTTCACTGGCTCAATTGGTAGCGGCGGTGGAGGTGTTGGGGGGGTCCTGTCAACATTGCTCTCCAGCTTCGGAGGCTTTTTTGCAGAAGGGGGCAACCTGGGGGCTGGCAAATGGGGCATTGCTGGTGAGCGCGGTGTTCCTGAGCTGATTGAGGGGCCGGCAACAATCACTCCGTTCCATAAGCTTCCTGAGGCTAGAGGTGGAGGTTTAGCGTCTGGCCTGCGCATTCGAGTAGAAACTTCAAAGTTTCTTGAAGCACATATTCAAGAAACTGCGGGAATGGTAGTGCAGCAATCAAGCGCTGGTCTGATTGCCGCTGGTGGACAAGCTGGCGTTGCACTCGTTCAAAAGAATTTCTCGGCTATGCAGGCCCAAACTGCTGCGCAGGTGGGTTAGATGGTTGCCTATCTTGAGTGGCCACGCTGTCTTCTTATGCCGCGTCACTATGCGTCGGGACTAGATCCGCAGGAAACCCCTGAAGAGCGCATGTCGCTCACTGGCCGCTTGTCTAATGGTTCGGTGCCGGGATTGGGGATCTGGCGTCCGAAACTGGTAGAGATACCTGTTCTTCGGCGCATGAACCAAGATGTATACGAAGGCATCGTGGCCCAATTGCATGGGCGAGATGTGCCTGTTCTGCTGCCGTTTTATCATTTTGGCAGATACCCCAAAGCGTCAGAACCGAGCGACACAACATTCTCGAACGGTCAAACGTTTGAAGGTGGTGCAGGTTTCTTTGTCTCTGGCACAACAGCCTTGATTGCAAAGAAGGCTGAGGCCGGTACGGTTTTTGTCTGTATCAAAAAAGTCTCGTGCGGAAAAATCCGTCCTGGGCATGCGTTCTCTGTTGGCTGGCACCTGTATCAGGTGCGTTTTGTTGAAGAGCAGGATGATGCGACAGCAAAGGTGCAGATCAGGCCAGAACTTCGGGATGATATCTATATCAGAGATGAAGTTGAGTTTGTGCGTCCAGTCGTGATGGTGACTGTTGTTAATGGCGCTGCATTCAATGTAGAGATGCAGTTTGGCCGATATGCCGCGCCTTCGCTCCAGTTCATTGAGAATACGAAACCGCATGTGCCAAGTGAAGGTGAGTGATGGGCTTATATTCGCAAGAGCAGATTGCAGTTATCAGGCGTAACAAAGCACGTGTTGCAAGGGCTTGGGAATTTCGTTTCACGTCTGAGACAGTTTGTATTTGGAATGGCAATGTAGACCGACGGTTTGCTGACAATCCAAATAAGTTCCTTGGGATGAGAGGGCAGCTTGAAGCGCCTAATGTTCCGTTTTCCAGCAAAGGGGAAAATGGAACTGCATTCTTCCGGGTGCATGGTTTGCCTTCCTGCATCAAAAAAATGATGTGGGATGCGCAGGCTGAGGTTTATGGAAACTATATCATTGAGTATGCCATGATACTGGACCGACGGACGCTGCAGCTCGTTGGTCCTATGGTTCTCAATCAGGTTTATGTGATGAGACGCTTGAGGGCTGCACGTCAGGGTCCGACTGTTGGTGGCGGTTCTCCAAGTTACAGCCTCTCAATTCTTGTTGCGACGGTGTTTGAGCATCGGGCTGAAGCAGCTTATGGCAGATATACAGAAGCAGACCAGAAGGGCCGGTATCCAGATATTGGTGACAAGATTTTCAACTACGCTCCTGTGATTGCCAGAGGAACACCAATCAAGTTGGTATGAGCGAGAAGCTTCTCCAGACTTACTTCCAGCATGCCTATGCCAAGGGGTTTGGTTATCAGCCAGACTGTGTTGACTGCTGCCGTTTTCCTGCTGATTGGATTGTTTTTTGTGGCGGTCCAGATCCGGCTGCACGCTGGCGAGGGCGATATGAAACCGAGGGCAAAGCTCTTGCTTTTGTACATGAAGCAGGCGGGCTGGTGAACATACTGGATCTGGGTATGACGTCTGCTGGTCTTCAGCAGGTTGGTCAACCTCGTTCAGGTGATGTTGGGTGCGTTGTGGCTCGGGCATGCCGCAGTGTTGTCGGAGCGATTTATTGCGACGATGTCTGGTGGACAATCAGCGAGCTTGGAGTTTTGCCGGTAGCTGCGAGATGTCTGAGAGCGTGGAGGATTCCTGAATGCCAATGGTCTTGCCAGCAATAGGAGCATTTATAGCGGGCGCAGCCGCTGCTGCCGGGATTGGTAGTGCTCCTCTCAGCCTGATCGCTTTAGGAGCTGGAGGGGCTTATGCGGCTGGGGCTGCTACAGTGGGAACCATTGCGACTGCGATCAGTACTATTGGTGGCGCTATTGGAGTTGGAGCTGTCATTTCTGCCGGGGCTTCGATTGCTAGTGTTTTGCTTTCAGCTCCTCAGACTCCCGTGCAATCCCTGCCAACCAGTCAGCGACAGATTGTAAGAGAATCTGTTGGATATCGTCGAAAAGGATGGGGCAGGGCTGTTGGTGGAGGGCAGTTGCTTTTTGCTGCTGTGAAGTCAGGGAGTAGCCGGTGGCCGAGTGGTAACAACTATTGCATGGTGATTGCCTTTTGTGATGGCCGTGTCTCTTTCTGGCAGTCGTTTTTGGTTGATGGCTTGGAAGTCTCGTCCACTGACGGTGAGGTCAACAATGAAGAATACGATGGATACTTGCGCCTTCATGTACGGGAAGGTGGGTTAAATCAAACAGCCTTCACGCACATGCAAGAGGAGTTCCCTGAGGTCTATTCTGAGGAATGGCAGGGTGCGGGGGTGGCTTTGATAGCAGCTGAGCTGCGGTGCACTAATGAAGTTTACGCCAAGTTTCCCAATGGGTGGCGTACTGAACTCTCTGCGATTGCCGATCTGTCGCCTGTATTTGATCAGCGTGATCAAGAGCAGACACTTGATGATCCGGAGACATGGAAGTTCAGCAGCAACGCAGCGCTGGTCATACAAGATCACCTGAAAGCTCCGTTGGTTGAGAACGGTTTTGCGATACCAGTTGATCTTTTGGATCTGGATGACTTTGCCAGTGCTGCGGACTTGAGCGGGCTTCAGGTTGCTGGTCCTGAGGATACGGTTCGCGATCAATGGAGCTTATCGGGGTGGGCGCGGTTTGACGAAACGCCAGCTGCCATTTTGCAACGGCTGCTTACGGCTTGTGATGGACGTTTGCGCTTAACTGGAAACGGCAGGATCGGTTTATCCGTTGGAGGTTGGCAAGAGCCAACTGTGGTTCTGACTGACGATGACTTATTATCTCTCGAAGTTACGCAAGGCCGGTTCGTATCTGGTGCAGGGACGGTGATCAAAAGCCGGTATGTGAGCCCATCGCATGGTTACATCGAGCAAGATGCTATTGAGTTTGAACATCCCAATGCCGACACGTTGGGTCGAGAAATCACGACAGCTGATTTCTTGATGGCTTCGAACCACGGTCAATGCCGTCATCTACAAAAAACTACAGCAGCACGTTTGAATGCCGAATACGAGATCCAGTGCGTTGCTGATATTGGCGGACTGGCTGTTGTTGGAGAGAGGTTTATCAGGCTGCAAAGTGCGCTTGAAGATGTTGATGCCATCTTTGAGGTTGGGAATGATCTCCAATATCTGATCGATGACAAAGAGAATTTTGTGGGTGTGTCATTCTCAGCTCGCTCAATCACAAAGGAAGATGTTGAATATGATGAGGAGGTGGATGGTGTTGCTCCTCCTGAGGTTCTGCCTGCTCTGGAAAATGGGATCAACCCAGATCCACCCACTCTAACCGTTAGCGGTAGTGACCAGAAAAAGACCTTCACCCTATCTGACAGTAATGCGTCGTTGTTACATCAAATCGCACTTGCTGATGTTACAGATGGTGGTGAGGAAGTCTTTTACATTTGGCTGGAACCCGGCGATATGAGTGCTCAAAGAACACTGATAGGCGGGCATAGTTACGAGGTCCGCGCCAAGTCGCTGACGATCTCCGGCATCTCTTCTTCTTACTCTCCGGTTCAAAGCTTCGAAGTGTTTTAGCTCTAAGAAAAAATTGAACTTTCTTTCCATCATCGGCGTTTTAGGCAACAAGCATTCCGCTTATTTAGTGTCCTTTGCTCTATGAGGTTACAGATGAACCATCCTTATGATCCTGATGTGTTTTTGCGAGATAATGTAGTCAGTGGAGATGCGGACAGCGGTGTCCATCGGGTTTCTCTTGCACAGCTTCGACAGTACGTAAAGTGGTTGGAGCGATCTGGTGTGAGTGTGATCGCTTCTTCTGAAGCCGAGTTAGCCTCGGTTCCCGGTAGCAGCAAAAATATTAAAGCCGAAGTGCGAGGGGCTGATAACAAATCGGAAAACGGCTACTACTCATGGGATGAAAATGCTGCGAAGTGGGTCAAGCGGGCAGCTCTCGATTTGACCTTTGGCCGACTTGTGGATGTGTATGGGTCGTCTCAGGAAATTAGAGCAACTCTGATTGGGTCGATAGAGAGTGGTCACGCCGTTGCCATGGTTGGAACAGCACTACACACCAATGAAGCCGGTGGAACGTTTATCTCGATTGATGGTGATCGAGAAGAAATCTTCGGTCCGTCTGGTGAGGAGCTTGGTGCTGGATATCTTGTGGCTGGCAAGGCCTTCCTTCTTACGCGGAATGCTGATGGGGCGCTGCGATGCAGTTTTTCTGGAGATGCTGTCGGCGCAGCTCAGCAAGCGACAGAAAGTGCGGTGGCGGCAGTTGCAGCGCGAGATGAAGTTCTAAGCCTTGCAAATGATGCGTTGACTGGAGGTAGTGCTCAGGTGTTGTCAACCTTGGCTGCAGCACAGCTTCTGGATCTTCCGGCTGGTGTTACCGAGTTTTGGGTGAACGGCAATGAGGCGGCTGGCGATGGTGGGCAAGGGGTTGTTCTTTACGACTCGGATAACTCAGATCTGCCGAATGCGCTTTATGCCCCTGCTAAAGTAGGTCGTTTCAAGAGAGGAATTGTTGGCGAGATCCGCGCTTCGCAACTAGGGCTTAAAGACCATGATACGTTAGATCAAAGGGACAAGTTTCAAGACTTCTTGCGAGTTTGTGAAGGCGAGAACATGGCTGCCGTTCATGACCTGGGGACCATTGATTGTGCCGGTGGAACCGTTTTTTGGAATGAGCATGGCAAGGCGGTTGGTGGTGGTACCATTAACGGCTCTACTTTGCGTGGTGTAACGCCTCGGCTGAATAGAATCACAAACTGCTATTTCACAGCTGGTGATCAGGAGAACTACAACGCCAAGCCGGGAAATCGCTCACGCATGGAGAACATCCATTTGGAAGGAGCCGTGCGTTTCATCAATATCGAAGGTGTGATGGCGATCCATGGATGTACCTTCTTTGCATCGCAAATGCTTGACTACTCCGATATTCCAGATGACTGGATGATTGATAACACTAAGTACGCTTCAATCGAGTACATCGTCGAGATGATGTTCAACAACCATCCGATCATCACCACAACAGCGGTACAAAATGGCCTGTTGGCTAATGGTGTAGAGGGCCTTGGAGCTATGCGCGTTTCGCAAGATGGGAACTTGTCGTGGATTGGTGGTCGTATGAACACCAACCTTGAAGGCATTCGTTGGGATGGGAATCCGATTGTTGCAGGAACAGGGGCACGTCGAGCGGAGTTACGTGGAATTCACTTTGAAAGTAACCAGCGCTCAGCGATTGTTGTGAAGGCGATTTCTGACCTGAAAGTCGATTGTCATATTCGGGGGAATGGAGACAATTGGGATACAAACTATCCTTTAATTGATATCTCCTCCCTACAAGCCAAACATATTGATATACGCGGGCATATTCGAGGGAAGACAGATCAGACTGTCGGGATAGGCGTTCGTGCTGAGCGTGTGAAGAACCTGAAAATTGCCGCTGAGTTTGAGGATCTTGCGACGGTTGTTGAGGCACAAGACTTTGTGGAGGGTATCGAGTTTGGTATGGTGACGATCAACAATGTGCCACCCAATACTGCTTTCAGGATTAGTAAGAAAGCAAAGCCATACCTACCTCATCCATTAGCCACAAACGCTAACAGCGTTGTTGGATCCGACAGTCATCTCGATAAGTTATCTGACAGCTTCACGGGAATTCAGATCGATCAAACAAAGTGGCAGCTCAATATTGGGAGTGATCCTCAAACTGAGGCGATATTGAGCAATGCTGCGCTCAAAGTTCATACTGGAGCTGATGTAGATCGCACGATAGGGAAGAATGGAGTTCAGATTGGCAGTGCTTCCATATGGCTCCCAGAGCGAGGTGGGTTGCAAATGGAAGCCACAGTTGCTGTTTCGACGAACAACACTTACTGCTTTACAGGTCTTTGTGCTGATCCATCGTTTACCAAATTGTTTTCTGTGAGCGGGTCAGATGTTACGACTGTTGTTAATGAAGCTGTTGGTTTCGTTCACGACTTTGCTTCAGATGATAAAAACATCTTTGCGTTGTCGGTAAAGGAAGGCGTGATCCAATCGATTGATACCGGATTGCAGCTGAACTCGATTAAAGATCGACGTTTCTTGATGGTGATTTCCGAAACTGGTGATGTGACTATGTACATTGACAGTGAGGTGGTTGCTGAATTCTCAGCAGCGATCATTCCTAGTCAGGTGTTCTCGTGTGTTTTTCAGGGCGGATCTGATGGGTTGGACGGTAAAGATCTGTTCCTTAAGCACGTCGCAGTTCAACAATTCTCAGATTGACATGTGTGCGTAACAACACCTAGCGTTGAGTTGGTAATGTTGCAGGCGAGGAGGTCGGAATGCCACTCCATGTAATTTCTGGGCGGGATGCGGTTAACGCGAGAAAGGGAAATCCAGTCTCAAGTTGGCCTGCTAGAGGACGTAACAATAGATTTGAACCTCTTGCTCGCCCGGACATTCAAGCTAGCTTTACATTAGAACCGGGATCTACAATCTTCACGGTTGGTTCATGTTTTGCTCGATACGTTGAGCAGAGATTACTTGAAGAGGGGTTTCGCCTTCCAGCTCGTGATTTGTTTCGGCGTCCAGAATTCAGAGAATTGCAGTATGCCTCAATAAACAATTTCGGTGCGCCTTCAATTTACAACGAGTTTGCTTGGGCGCTTGATCCTGAACGTTCATACGATCTTGACGCAAACATTTGTGAGGTTGGAGATGATAAGTACATCGACCTGCATGTACTTAATACTATCCGTCCCGCTCCATTAGACGTTGTTGTTTCAAGGCGAACGGCGATTACAGAGACATACAAAACGGTTTGTGAAGCTCAAACTGTGATTATCACACTCGGTCTGTCTGAGGTTTGGTTTGATACTTTGACGAGCACTTACCTCAATGTCGGGCCTTTGCCTCGCATTATGCGACAGTACCCAGACAGGTTTCAGCTGCATGTGCTTAGTTACGCTGAAGTTCTGGAGCACCTTTGTGCAACGATAGAGTTGTTGAATAATCAAGCTCGTAAACCGAACATCCTGCTAACAGTGTCTCCAGTACCATTACAAGCAACGCATAGAGATATGGATGTCGCTGTTGCCAACACATACTCCAAGTCGGTGTTACGGGCTGTGGCCGAAGAGTTGACGTGTTCTTTTGGTAACGTGTTCTACTACCCTAGCTATGAATCTGTGATGATCACAGATCGAAAGCTAGCTTGGGAAGATGATCAAGTCCATGTCACAAGCGATGTGATTGATCTGCAAGTTGCTCGGATGATCAAGGCATATGCTCAAAAGGGTGGTGTAGACCTACGAGATAAAATTCTTGAAAGACTGCAATCTGGGCCTCGACTGCGTGAGGCGACTAGACTGTTTGAAGATTACCGAGACATAATCGCAGCAGATGAGGAACTTCTTCGTTGGTATTTGAGGGTTCTTATTCAGCGAGGTGAGCCACAAGTAGCGTTAGACCTCATGTCTGATCTTGAAGTTGATGGAAACATCCAGCCTTTAAAAGTTCAGGCGCTGCGAAAGTTGAAAGAGTTTGGTCAAGCAATGATTGTCTTAGAAACATCGTTGCATGCGCGATCCCGCAATCATGCATTATGGCAAGAAGCCCTAGAGACTTATATTGATCAGAGCAGCGTGAAAGAGGCGCTTGAAATTGTTGATCAGTGGGTGAGTGCTACGCCGGGTGCGGCGGGTATGATTTACCGGCGTAGCGGAAAAGTTTTTGAGAGACTTGATAGCGAGCTAGCTTACGAGATGTACCAAAAATCTTTAGAACAAGATCCAGAAAGTGATCTTACTAAGACCGCTCTGGATAAGCTCAATTTTTTATAACTCGGATACTCTCAAGTATATGCAGCTCTTTTGTTTGTGACACTCCGCTTTCAAGGCGAGTGTGAGATTGCGCAAGCCATTACAGCTATTGCTTTATGCTGTGCGCGAAATAGTAAATCCATCCAGCATTCCATTGTTTATGTGATCTGCCGCCCTTTTTAGGGCGGCTTTTTTCATGGAGAAATGTCGATGAAAACTACCAAAACCCGCCTAGTTGGGGCGTCTGCGGTGCTGCTTGTTTCGTTCGTTGGTGCTTGGGAGGGCCTTCGCACTAGCGCGTATGAGGATCTCGTTGGTGTTCCGACGATTTGTTATGGCGAAACTAAGGGAGTGACGGTCGGAGACACTGCGACCAAAGCCGAGTGTGACGCTATGCTAAACGCCTCCCTTAAAGAGCATGAGGCAGGGATGCGCAAATGCTTGACGCCTCCAGATCAGATACCAATCAAAACCTACCTCGCTATGGTTTCCCTTTCATACAACATTGGCACTGGAGCGTTTTGCAAATCGACAGCTAGACGGCGGCTGAACTCGGGTGATTGGGTTGGGGCGTGCAAGGCGGCGACTTGGTTTAATCGAGCTGGTGGCCGGAAAGTACAGGGGTTAGTTAATCGTCGACAAGCTGAGTATCGAATGTGCATGCAAGGGGCGCGGGAATGATAGGGCTTATTGGGTCCTTCCTCTCTTTTGGTGTTGTTGTACTGATAGCCTATGGCGCTCTTGCTGGGGCTGCTCTGGCTTTTCTTGCTCGCTTCGATCCGCGCACCCCTGATTGGCTTTCCACACTGGCTGCAGTCTCTTTGCTGTGTGTTTCGATCTGGCACTTCTCTGCTCTTCATCATGACCGGGAAGCCGAGGTTGCTCAGCTGCGAGCAGATTACAAGGCGCTCACTCGTGTAACTGCAGCCCATAAAATCATTGCAGAACAAGCTAATTCCGGTCTGTTGGAGCGCATTCAGCAGATGAGGGGGCTTGAAGAAAAGGTAAGAGATTATGAGCTTGAGTTGGCGAGGGGCTCTGCTGCTGCTTGTCCTTCAGACCCCGCTTACGTTAACCGGATGCGGTCACTTAAATTCCGAAAAGCTTTATAGACTTCCTGATCCTCCACCAGATCTCACAGCCAGTTGTAAAGATCCTGGCATCAGTGGTGACAAGGGGCTGGATGCCATTAGGCATCGTGCAGCTTTGATCGCTTGTGATGCCAAACGCCAAGGGTGGCAGCTCTTTTACGACAGCGTGCAGGACAACTTGAAAGGTGATGCGAAATGACGCCGAAGACTGAAGCTGGGGCGCTCACGGGATTAAGCCTGTATGGGGCGCTGGGATATGCAAGCAGTTATCTGGATCCAGCACTTCAACTCTTGCTGTTGATCGCAGTTCTGATTGGTGCAGTTCTCCTCGCTTGGGGACGCTGGGTTGATGTCCGCAACAAGCGGTTAGAAACCCGCATAAAGATGCTTCAAATTGAAAAGTTAGAGCAAGGTGACGGCTAATCACGGCTTGCCTCAGATGCGAGGATAAACCGAAATTGATCGAGTTCTCTCTGGCTAATGGTCAGGGAGATAGACGTGTTTGCACCACGTCCATCCACGGTCTGTCTGATTGCTCAGTCCGTGAGAGCTTGCGGCAATGCTGAAAGGCTCTTCCCTACTGACACTATACACCCGTTAATCGTCAGCATTGGGAAAATTGCCAAAGCCTGAAAGCTATCCTCTATGAATTTGTTTGGAGAAGTTGAGCCGGTCAAGGCGGAGCCTATCGCGCCTTACCTTGGAGGTAAAAGTCAGCTTGCCAAGTCGATTGTTGGCAGAATTCAGCAGACCAAACACACAACGTTTGTTGATGTGTTTTTTGGTATGGGCGGGGTGTTCTTTCGCCGGGTGTCTGTGCCAACAGCCGAGGTGATTAACGATATTAACTCCGAGTTAGTCACTCTCTTTCGTGTGCTTAGGAGCCACCCTGAGATATTGCTGCAGGAGTTAAGTGTAATGCTCGCCGCAAGGACTGAGTTTGATGCTTTGAAGAAAGCAGATCCTACTCACATGACGGACATTCAAAGGGCAGTGCGCTTCTATTACTTACAGCGCTTGTCGTTTGGTGGGAAGTCGACTGGGCGTTCCTTTGGTGTCTCCCCAGATCGACCATCGCGGTTTGATATAAACCAGTTGCGAGAAAACCTGAGGCTTGCGGCATCGAGGCTTAGTTCTGTGACTATCGAAAATCTAGATTGGCGAGAGGTTTTATCTCGCTACGATTCCGCAGGAACACTCTTCTACCTCGACCCTCCTTATTGGGGAGGTGAGGCGGACTATGGGAAGGGTGTATTTGAAAGAAAGGACTTTGCCCAAATGGCTGAGTTACTATCTGAGATAAGGGGTCGTTTTCTGCTCTCGATCAATGATCGGGAGGAAGTCCGGACAACCTTCGAAGGCTTCAACCTGGAGCAAGTGCATCTCAATTACTCAATCGGTAAAGAAACCGGAAAGAAGGTGGCAGAGCTGATTATATCCAACTAA